GCACCACTGTTGTCTGCATGGTAACTACCATGTCCATAGCCGCAATCATGGCTACCGTATCGTCGTAGTCCGTAGACAACGTGCAGTGCGCATATTCAACGATATCGATCTCAGGGTGCTGCTGCCTGAAATAGTCAATTTCGTGCTGTGATTGCTTGTACTGTAACGATACGTAATGCGCATCAACTGATTTAAGCACCGGGTACAGTTGTTCTAAGTCCAGTTGTCGGTATTTAGCGGCTGTTTTCCAGATACCGCCGCGCCAGCCCAGCCCGATTATCGGCTTACCCTTAGTCTCGAACAGTGCCTTCCACTGTAGTACGCGATCAGGATCAGCCACCAGATACGGCTCGCCGGTGAACTGATCCTCACGACAGCGGAAATACTCGCCCAGCTGTGCCATCGGCAAGGAATAATCGATATCCCGGCAATCCCAGGTAATACGCTTAATGCCTCGTGTACCGTGTACCTCAGTATCAGGGAACGAACGCTTGAACAGGTTCTCGAGGCGTGGGTTAACATCCAGCACCAGTTGCGAATCATTCTCATCGCACCAGGCTTGCATGTCCGGCACCATCTGCCCGAAGGAAATCTCATCGCCCAAACCCTGCTCGGAAACAATGCAGATTTTCCCTTTTTCACTGCCCGTCCACAGTGGTTCGTTGTTATACTGTGTGATTGGCCGCCATTCACTGTTCATACAATAGCGGTAGTTCTTCCAGCCTTCGGCCCAGTTCCGTTGCGCTAACTGACAAAAGCCCAGATTAGCCTTGCCCTTGACTGAATCAGGGTTTAATTCAATAGCCCTGTGACAGAACGGCTCAGCCTCCTCGAAATTACCGTGATCGACTAACAGTGAGGACATATTCACGTTGAGCATGGATTCCTGCTCAGGTGTCGTCGCACAGGCAATACCTTTTCTGTACGCCCGGCGGGCCTCTTTCAGTCGCCACAAGTCGGAACAGCACATGCCCATATTCAGCCAGCCCAGAGCGCTTTTCGGGGCCATTGCCGTGACTTGTTTTAATATCGGATAGGCTATTGCGCACTTGTCCGTATTCAGCATGATATAGGCGATATTGTTCAGCGCATCAGCATCATTCGGATCTGACTTAAGCCATTTATACGAGAGATCGTAAGCCTCCTCGTATTTGCCCTGTTTCGCCCACTCAGCAGCGGTTTTCAGCTCTGTCTGTCTCATATCAGCTTACGGTTTGTGACTTTGCATTTAGGGGCGTTCTGTTCAATCCATCTAAGCATTCGTTTTTCATCGTTTTTATCCCAGAAATTAATACCCTCATTACGCATGGCCAGAATAGCGCCCATCGATACCGTTGCGTAATGCTTTAGATCGTCCTTATCCCGCTTACCGCCCTTGTCGTTCTGCCCTGAATTACGCTGTTTCTTAGCCCAGTTCAGCGCATGGGTAACATCCTGCTTATGGTGAATTATCAATGTACCCGGATTCTGTAGATCGTCCTCGATCTCGTAGAAAGAACCATCTATGTCGTATTCAAATGTCTTTGCCATAGTAAAAAGAGGGGCCGGAGCCCCTCTCTCCTTTAGCCGATAGATGAAACCTTTGAGTTACCAAGATAGTTCCTGGCCTCCAAAGTCCCTTCATATCGAATCGCGTACTTATGCCCGTCGCCGGTTTTTGCGAGTCTTTCCATGAAAAAATCACGCAGACTGGAAACAGCCCATAAAGTACTGTCAAGACACAGTGCAACATTCGTACGCACGTGCCTGTGCAGCAAGATACGGTGTACGCCGAATGAACTGACATAAACATCAGCAGCACCCGTAATCACCGCCTGTGCAGTACGCCCGATCTCCACATTACGTGTTGCAACACCAGTGAACGTATTAATCGTCGCTTTAACGCTCGCTGATACGGCAATGAGATCCGTTGTACCGCCCTGTGCCCATGCGCCCTCGAGTGCCAGCTCCAGGTTAGCAGCAGTAATCGCACCTGCTGAGCCTGCACTGGCGTCTGTTACGGCACCTGGCACCTTACTGGCAATGGCCGCTGTCGTCGCACCTGTAGCCGCTGTTGCGAGTACATGCGATGTGGCCACTGTGGCTGAGGCTGTACGCCCTGCACCAATCCAGTTTTCCATTGAGCCTAATGAGCGGCCGGTAGTCGATCCGCCTGCTGATGCAAGCTGATTGCGTACCATTGCCCATTCGACATCGTTTTTGAGTTCCCGCATTTGCTTAACCGACTGACGCGCACCTTCCGTAGAACGTCCCGCCTTAGATACCCTTTCCTGGGTGTCTGAAACGATGAACTCTTTCTTGAAGATTTGCGTGTAGTTCGCATAACGAATCGGTGAAACAATACTCGAGAACTCACCCTCGTTGCCTTCCCGGTTGATATTCGTGCCGGGGGCTACGATGGTATCGCCTAACCATTCGTGCAAGGTTGAACTGGCTTTGGTTTTCTGAAGGTTCGTCAGAAAATGAGTTTGATCTGGGAACAGATCATAGATCGTATCCGCCAAATCTTCCCGGTTACCACCAGCAGAACCTACACCATAGGTTAGGGTAGTTCCTGTTACTGTCGCCATTTGTCGTGGCTCCTATCTAAATAACGGCGATTTCGAAAGGCTATCTTCGATCAGATTTGCTTTATCTGATGGCCGCAATTTGTTTGACTTCAACTTCTTGCGAAGATTGAGTTTGTCCTGCACATCCTTCGGCATAGGATTACGGGACTTTGGCTGTATAGTCGGCGCGTTCTGCACCGCTTTGACAGCAGTCGCTTTACCCGCTTGCAGGGCATCGTATTGGGATGCTTTCCATAGCACCTCAACCTGACGCGGATCGACAACACCAGCAATTTCTGCCTCGGTAAAACCCGAGTCCAGGGCATACTGGCGTACCGCTTTCTGCGCGTCCTCACCCCACGTGGAGATTTTCGACTTAAGAACCTCAGTGCCTTTATTCAGCAATTCCTCAAAGGACTGTTGCTGCGCCTGCTGAAATTCTGCCTGTTTTGCCTCTAACGATTTGACAAGACTATCACGCTCCTGTCGTGTCTCATCGATAGCGAAACGTATCTTTTCAATATCAGTACTCGAAAGATTATCGATATTATCTTTCAGGTGCTGATGGTACTGCTCTGCTGTTGCCTCAAGCTGCTGTGCCTTCAATATATCAGGCTGCATCTGGGCAACGAAATCATATTGTTCCTGTGCCTGCTGTACCTGCGCAATAGCTACCTCTATTTCCTTGCGCTGTGCAGCCACCTCCTGTGTCTTTTGCGTATAGTCAGACTGGCGCATAAGCGCCTCTTTGATAGCAGGCGGGGCCTGTAATACCTGGCCATCCCACTCGAACTCAACCAGCTCGGGTTCATCTGTGGCCTCAACCTCCTCGGGTTCAGCCTCATCGCCCTCAACTACAGGCTCAGGATCGGGCTCGTATTCGAATTCCTCCTTAACTTCTGCCGTTGTCGTCTCGCCAGAACCGAATAACTTTTCGGCTATTGCCTCCTCGGCAGCCTCTTGTGGTGATAGTTCAGCCATTGTATTGCTCCTTTTCCTGAGCGCGGAAGTCCTCGAGCGTGCCGTCATCAAGCATACGCCACAAGTCTTGTTCCACTGCTTTCAGGAGATTCAATCGTTTACTGATATCCTGCATTGTCTCACTATCGTTCGAATCACAGTCCTCGAACGCCGTTAGTAACTTGGCCCTGACATTAGCAAATGCCTCCTGTAACAAAGGATCATTCAATAACTCACGTGCCCTGTCTGACTTAGCTGTCATCGGCCAGTATCCTCAAGTGGGATAAAATTACCGTTTACCTCTTTGCCGATAATCTTACCGTTCTCCCGCACCACCTTGATCGGTGCCGTAGTAGCAGCCTGTAGCTCAGCCAGTGCCTTAGTGATCTGTGTAATCGATTCGGTTATCTGATTATTCAGCTCACCCAGCGCCTCGCTCTTGGCATCCAGCTCAATCGGTGCATTAGTTAGATTGTTCTTGAACCGCTCGAGATCAATCTGCTGCCCGGCCTTGATCTGTGCCAGCGCCAACTGCGTCTGTGCCTGCAAATCAGCCCGGTACTTGTCGATCTCAGCAGCGACATCCGTCTTGTACTTGTCAACCTCAGCATCAATCTGCGTATCCGCTGCCTGGTTCTCAGCCTTCTTATTCTCGATCTCAAGGGCGATCATCGTGTGATCTGGAGCAGGCTCTTGTGGCGGGATAGTCGCCGGATCTGTCCAATAACGCTCACCGTTAAGATCAGCAGCTTTAGCAATATCCAGCGCCAGGCGATAAGCATCATCAGCATCGGTTATCGGCAAGCCACCAGCCAGTGCCTTTTCCTGCAAGCCCGCAATCATCATCATACGATTCAACAAAGCATCCTTATTACCCGCAGCGAACGGGGCCACTACCCGCATATCCCGGCCGGTACGCCATTGTGTCGGATCGATAGTAACCCACTGGCCCCTTAACTTAATCACCTCCTCAGAATGCCCCGACTTAATCAGCAATTCATGGGCTATCGAGAACAGGCGCTTAAAGCCGGAACCGAACAGCCGGGCTATGTCCTCAACCCGCTGCGCTGCCATTGTCGATAACTGCCCGATCCGGTTGTGATCGTTGATATTCGACTCGTCAATGCCCTGAAACATCCTGTTTACGCCAACACGGGCCTCGATCACTGTATCCAGGTACTGCAAGCCTGCCTGTGCGATAGGTGCGGTATTCTCCGTCACCAACGGCATAACATGCCCCTCACCCGGTATAGCGCCCTGTCTTAAGCGAACAATACCGCCTGCCCGTGATACCAGCATATCATCGAGATTTACCCTGTCCGATACCGCATGGCGGGGATTCACCGACAAACTCAAGGCATCCAGCATATTGCGGGTTAACGATGTCTTAATACGCTGAATGTCTGCTGTCAGATCAGCAATGGAATTACCCATGTGCCTGTGGGTATTGATAAACGGCACAATACAGGCTACCGGTATGCGTGATGCAGGCTCACGATCAAGGATCTCAGTACCTACCCGTACAACCCGCTGTAGCTCAGCAATACCGTCCTCATCGTAATCGAACCGAATCCAGATAGTCCTGGCTATGACTTGCCGCATTGAGGGATCGGGGCTGTCGTGCTCACTATCTAACTCTAAGTACGTATCCCTGGCCGCGTCCTCGACAGTATCAGAACTGCGATCATCACCAATGTCATCATCGACATCAAAGCCCAGCTTACGCAAATCCGAGATCGTTACCTCATCCCAGTATTCGAAGTAATTAGTCTCCTCGAGAGTGAAATCAGGCGTATCTGAACCTACTTTGACACGCTCAGGCGGCAACACCCTGAACCGCAACCGTTTCTGTGGTTTAACTCGCTTGAGCTCAATGTCGTATATCTGCTCACGGCCGAATACAGGCTCTAAACCATTAGCCGCATAGATAGCCTGAGCGCCCAGTAATGTCGCCTCATCCTGGGGATCGATCAGCTGATCCGTGGCGGGATCGACTAGCTGCGGCTCGGCATCGGGGTTATCCCGTGCTGTATGCCCGACTACCTCAACATCGTCCTCGAGCAATAACGCTACCTGATCCTCGGACTGCCCCTCATAGCGCTCGATCTCGGGTACTAGCTTTTCCTCCATGAAAGCCATGCAGTAAGCGTTCTTGGTAATCAGCGCGTCCTGTATCCAGGTTCTGACTGTCAAGTCCCAGTCATTACGCTGTGTTACCAGGTAGTTGAGATAATCTGATTCCTGCTCAGCTACCTCCTCATCATCAGGCCCCATAGCCTCGAACTCGACAATATTATCCTCAGCCCCTGCAAAGATGCGCATCATTGAGGGCATGATCCATTGCGTGGTTTCGAATACCGTTCGATCAACTACCTGGGATCGGCCCTCTGGTGCGGGATCTAGGTTAACCCCTGCATAGCGCTCTAAAGCTATGCCGCGTTGTCTGGATAGCTCGCCGCCATCTGTCATAGAGCCATGTGATTGCTCTGCATAAGCATCAATGGCTGCGTTTAGCTTGGTAATATCTGGCATTACAACAGTCCTCTGGCTTTCGCCAAGTCCTCAGCTACCTTCCCAGCCTTAGCAGGCTTCAGCCCGGATTTATTCTCGAATACTAACTCACCATCACGCTTAACCTTTGTGATGTCATCAGGGTTGAATACGACTATGTTGCGGGTTCCCTTATCTGCATCAGCGGCAGCCAGCTCATTACGAAGTCTATTAAATTCCTTAATATCAGACTCAGAAAAGCTCGGTCCTCTTTGTTGTATCTCATCCATACGACCGGTTATCAACGCTCTGCGTTCCGCACTAATTGGAACCTGTCGAGGTTTGCCACGGCTATTAGCATCATAGAAACGGATACCGGGGATGCCTGCTTCGTTGAGGGCGCGGGAGGCTGCTTCTTGTCCGCCAAGGTCTTGAGCCAGCGAAGCGTAAAATGTCGCTGCTGTTGCGTCGGGTCCGCCCCTCTCCTGCAATACACGCCTCGTTATCGGGCCGCCCCTCTCGGAAACAACGCGCTGTAATTCCGGCTGCTCACTCAGCGGTGCATCCCAGTCAAGCATCTTGGCTATGGTTTCGTCAGGGATGTCTACTTCGTAGAGGTGGCCGCGCTCACTTGGCGTATATCCAGCTTCCACTTTCTTAGCGGCTTCCTCTGCCACATCGCTATGTGACCCAACATAGATAGTATTCCTGTCGCCCCTTAGAAACTTAGCCGCCACAGCCCTGTCGCCATTCGCATCAATGAGCGCCTTAGATACCGCTGAATCAACGGAGGGAAACGAGCCAAAGCCACTAAGT